GCGAACATCGTGTTCAACGGCACGGATGTGAGTGCGAATGTGGCGAGTGTGAGTTTGTCGACAACCGCGGCTGAGGTTGCGACCACGGCGTTCGGATCTTCTGCGGTCACGAGGGTCTCAGGGTTGGTGGACAACTCAGTGACGTTCAGCATCCACAACGACTACAACGCCATCGACGGAATCTTCTTCCCGCTCGTCGGCTCGACCGCAGTCACCTGCGTCATCAAGCCCAACGGCACCGCAGCAGCTTCCTCGGCGAACCCGTCGTACACCTTCTCGGTTCTCGTGACCGAGTGGACACCGGTCAACGGTGCGGTCGGCGAACTCGCCACCGCCGACGTGACGTTCCCAATCTCGGGCGCAATCACCAAGTCCGTCGGAGCCTGATTCCAATCCACCTAACCTGCGGAGGTAGACAATGAAACTCGGTTTGACCGTACACGGCACCGACGGCAAGAAACGACTCGCAGTCGTAGCATTCGCCGACTTCGTCAAGTACGAAGAAATGCACGACGTCTCAATGGCGAAGGTCGAAGCACAAATGAAAGTGCGTGACCTTGCCTGGCTTGCGTGGCATTGCGAGAAACGCAACAAGGTGACCGCGCTCGACTTCGATGCGTGGATTGAAACCGTTGAACAAATCTCTGCCGAAGGTGAGGACGCGATCGTCCCTTTGGAGAGCAGTCAGCCCACTGGCTGATTGCGTACCTGTCTTGCGAGACAGGCATCGCACCGTCGGTGTTGCTGACTGAATCTCCGAGAATGCTTTACACGATGACGGCGTATCTGCGTTGGAAAAGTGTGAAGCAGAATCCGAACACGCCCTACAATCGTTGACGTGGCAGGCATACAGACATTCAGGCTTCGGATGCAAGCCGGTGCCCGCGGTGCCGGTGCAGACATCATAATCATCGCCAACTACCAAGAGCTCTACGACAAACTGAAATCGTTGAGCAAGAAGAGCCCCGATTTCAACCGCGAGTTGCGTATCGCCTCACAAGAAGTCGCTCAGTATGTTGTCGATAAAGCAAAGATGAACGCAGCCAGTCAACCTAAGCACGGTCCATCCGTGCGACGATCGTCGGGCCGTTCTCAGGCACAGGTCGTCGTGAACGGATTGCGTGCCAGACGCGACCGCATCCCCACCATCAAACTTGATCACAACAAGCTCTATCCATCAAAGAGCCGCAGCAATCGCAAGCGCGGTCTAGGCATGCTCGGACCAGCCAGATTCGGCGCAGGAGAGTCATCGCCTTATCGAGGCTTCGATAGGAAGGTCACTTATGGTGACGTGTTTTTCGGTGCCGAGTTCGGTGGTCGTGGACGCAAAACTACTCAGCAGTTCTTGCGCCATCGTGGTCGTCAGGGCTACTTCTTCTGGCAGGCCGTCCGGGACTCGCGTTCCTACATCGCCAAGGAATACGTTGCAGCACTTGACCGAGTCGTAGAGAAGTTGGGTATTGGCACAAAGTCTGGTGATTGGGTAGGCTGAGACAAAACCAAGGAGCCCGCCATGCTCGAAGAAGACAACATCCGCGCCGTCCGCTTTGACTATCTCAAATCGGTCATCCCGAAACCGATGGCAACATCATGGGATCAGCTCTCAACGCTGCTAATGCGCAGCAAAGAAACGAAACGGAAAGACCATCGCGCACTCTGGTCGCCAGTCATCTATCAGCCCGGTACGACCAGAGGCAATCAGAACGTCGCAGCAATCACCTGTCTCGTCGTCGACATGGACGGAGAAGCATTCGACTACGCCCGACTCGACGGACTCGAATACCACGCCTACACCACATGGTCACATCGACCCAACGAACCGCACTGGCACCTCGTCCTCCCACTCAAGAACCCCGTCCCTGCCGATAAGTGGCTGACCGTCTGGACTCGCTTGCATGAGAAAATCAACGTCGTCGGTGACCCAGCAACAAAAGACCCGGCACGCATCTTCTACCTGCCACAGCACGGCGTCGGCAATCTGCCTGGGCGAATCATTCAACACGGTGAGCGACTCGATGCGGAACTTACGAGTGTGCTGGAACTGCCGACCGAGTTCACGGCTCCAACAATGCAGCAGGTCAAGGCGCGTCACGGTAAGACAAGCAGACCGCGAGTCGTGTTGCCGAACGCCGCCAATCCGAGTTGGTGGAATCAGGACGATGAGAACGATCCGTATGCTGGCATGACTGAGCAGGAAGCGTTGAGGCAGTTCGCCAAGGATTGGCAAGAGCTCAGAAAGGTGCTCCTTTCCGCTGAGTAGAATCGTCGCTCATGGCCGTTGAGCGCGCATTTATCGTCAAGCTCATTGCCGATACCAAAGAACTTTCGGCGGGACTGAATGCCGTAGGAGTCGAGGCTGAAAAGACTCTCGGGTCGGCGATGAACAAAGTTGCCCTGGCATCGGCTGCCGCGTTCGCCGGTATCGCAGCGTTCGCCTTCAAGGCTGGTGAAGCAGCCATTCAAGACGCTGCCGAGCAGGAGAAGCTTGCTACGACGTTGCGTAACGTCACCGGGGCGACTGATGAGGCGATTGCTTCGACTGAGGAATACATCGCCAACATGGCGAGAGTCACCACGTTCAGCGACTCGGAGATGCGTCCGGCCCTCGAGCAACTCGTCAGGTCTACAGGTGATCTTGCTTCAGCACAAGAGTTGCTCGGGCTGGCACAAGACCTAGCAGTAGGTACGGGACAGCCACTTGTGGCGACCGCCGAAGCGTTGGCCCGCGCCCAATCCGGGAACATGAAATCGTTGCAGGCTTTGAGCCCTGCATTGCGCGACAACATCAAAGACGGCGAATCCTTCGACTCGGTATTGAGGGAGTTGACTGCGACATTCGGCGGTCAAGCAGCAGCAGCGGCAGGAACATTGCAAGGCCAGATGGTTATCCTTCGCAATCGTTTCAGTGAAGTCGTCGAGAACATCGGCACCGCCCTACTGCCAGCGATTGAAGGACTCATCGGTCTGTTGGGAAAGTTCGCTAGTTTCGCCGAGAACAATACCGGGCTGATTCTCGGACTCGGTGCGGCGGTGGCGACGTTCACTGGCATCATCGTCGCTGCGGCAATCGGCATGAAGCTCTATGCCACTGCAGCCGCTATCGCAACCGCAGCGAATACCGCATTCGGCATAAGCCTCACGGCAACTGGTGTCGGCGCAATCGTGGTTGTCATCGGATTGCTGGTTGGCGCATTCGTGACTGCGATGGCCAAGAGTGAAGGGTTCCGCAATGCCGTACTCGGCATGTTGAACGGAATCATCGGAGGCTTGGAACTATTTGTCAACTCATTCATCGGCGCATGGAACTGGATCCTTGAGAAGATCCGCAAGATGGGTCCGGTACTCAAAGCCGTCGGTATCGACGTCTCGAACCTAGGTCCGGTCGGTGAAGTGTCGTTCGGTCGGCTCGGTGCCGCCGCGGATAGTGCCGCAAACAAAATCAACAACGTCGCAATCCAAACAGACCTTGCCGCTTCACGCCTAGCGGCAGCCAACCTCCAGAACGGCATCGTCTCCGTCAGCGATGCGCAAACCAAACTTGCAATAACGACCGCTCGAGTCAACGAACTTCGTGCTCAAGCAGTCAAAGGTGGCACATCCATCGACGCCTTGAATCAGGCATTGAAGGATCAGCAGACCGCTCAAAGCGTATTGAACACGTTATTGGGCGACACAGCAAAGAGGACTGGTGGCGCGAGCAAGGCAACCGAAGAAGCCAAGAGCAAGTCCGAGCAATACACCGAAGTCTTGAAGAAAGCTCAAGGTGCGTCGGATTCCTATGAGCGTTCCACTCGTCGTCTTCGCGATGCCAAGAAGTCGCTCGAGCAAGCCGACTCGAATCTGGCCGCAGCCCAAGAGGCGTTGACGAAGGCTCAGCAGGCTGGGTCACCGGAAGAAATCGCCGACGCCCAACGTGCCTTGGCTGCCGCTGAACGCAACGTCACTCGAGGCAAGTTCGGTGCAGAGCAAGCGACGTTCGCGGTGCGGGATGCGGAACGCAAGTTGGCTGAGGTTCGCGGCAATAGCGAGTCCACCGCCCAGGATGTTCGAGAGGCAGAGATTGCTCTTGAGGAAGCCAAGCTGCGTGTCAAAGACCAAGAGGACGAACAGATCAACACGACTCGTCGTTTGGATGAGGCTCGTCGCCAGTTGCGTATCGCCACTGAGGGTTTGCGTGAGGGCGATAAGGAACTCATCCCGCTCAAGGATGCGGTCACCCGTGCCGAAGAAGAGCAGACCCGTGCCGCCGAAGCGCATCGCGATGCGGTCAAAGAACAGACCTCAGCGATTGAGGATTATCGCAAAGCATTGGAAGAGTTGAACAAGACGATTGCGAACATGCCGAAGGTTGCTGGTCGTATCGGTCAGCCAGGTCTTGTGCCGATTGACGGCGTCGTCACACCAACACCGGCGGCAGCTGGTATGGGTCCGAACCCGCAGGCTCAGACACCGGTCATCGTGAATGTGACGGCTGGTATCGGCGGGAATGCTTATCAGGTTGGTAAGGAAATCATTGAGGTGTTGGATCAGTACACGTCGGTGGCTGGTCCGCTTGACACGTTGATGCGCGTGGCCTGACATGGCGAAGGTGATGCCGTGGGGTGAGACCCTGAAGGTGCTGCTCGACGCAGGATTCATTCAGGATGCGTTCACGCTCGGCTCATCTGTGCTTGGCGGCGTAGACACATTGACCGGCACCACAGCCTTCGTCGACGTCACCGAATACGTCCTCTCGGTCGGTATCACCCGCGGACGCACCGACCAGCTCCGCTCACAGTTCCAGCCGGGCGTCGCCCAAATCGTGCTCGATGACCGAGCCTCAGGTCGCTCATTCGACCCAGCCAACACCGCATCGCCTTACTATCAAGGCGACCTCGGTATCGCCCCACGTCGCTTCGTTCAGGTGTATGCAGGCACCGCAGGTGACGAGCCGCTGTTCGTCGGACGAGTCCAAGACCTCGACATTGAATACGCCCAACCCGATCTGTCAACCTGCACCATCGTTGGCGTAGACGACCTCTCAAGCTTCGCCAAAACCACTCTGCTCGCATTCAACCCGCCACAAGAACTCACTTCAGATCGCGTCACCCGCATCCTCGACCGACCAGAAGTCGCCTACTCCACAGCTACCCGCAGCATCTCCACCGGTGTCGCCACGCTCGGCACGTTCGGCTACGCCGATGGCGACAGCGTCGCAGCCGCATTGCAGCAAGTCGCGGAATCCGAAGACGGCCGCTTCTTCATTGCTCGCAACGGCAACGCAACCTTCCAACCACGTATCGAGTTCACGTTCGCAACCGCTGTAGCCACATTCTCCGACGGCGGCACCGCCATCCCATACCAGTCACTCGATGTCCTCTACGGAGCCGAAACCCTCTACAACTCGGTCACTGTTACCACTCAAGGAAACGCCCTGGGTACCGCTACGGATTCAGCATCCGTCACCCAATACGGCATCACCAACTACAGCCTCAACGATCTGCCGCTTGCCAACGCCACCGAAGCGGCCACACTTGCCCAGAACATTGTCAACAAATACAAAGACCCGATTTCGAGGTTCGTTCAGATAGGCATCACAATGAACGGCCTCGCGGCATCCAACATCGAAACCATCGACTCCTTCGAGATCGGTGACGTCATCAGCGTCGTCAAGAACTTCGCCACCGGCGCACCAGCCTCAATCACCCAAGACGTGTTCATTGAACGCATCGCCCACCAAATAACCCCAGGCGTCCATCAGGTGACCC